CGCAGAAGTAACCGGCCTTGGCCGCAACAGGAGTTCCGATGACTGACGACACAACGCCGGCCAAGGTCCGGTTGACTGACGGGTTAGGCGCGTGGCAGCCAATCGAGACGGCGCCGAAGGACGGCACAAACGTGTTGCTTGTGAACCGGAAAGGGAACATGGCAACCGGACTTTGGCAGGGGCGAGGCGTCATGGCCGGCTGGTGGCTTCGCGGCGGCAATGGGCCGAACGTGTTTTTCAACGACCACCACGGGCCAACGCACTGGATGCCACTGCCAGCACCGCCGCAAAGCGCCTAACGCTGTAGGTCAGCAGGAGGCCCGATAGGGCCGATCTGCTGCACCGGAATGTTAGGCAACCGAGGACTGCGAGATGACAAACAAAGACAAGGTGCGAAGCCGTTACCCGCACGCCAGCGCAGAGCAGGAAAGCACTGGCGAATGGGGCGTGTGGGACATAAGCCACGACGAGCGGAAGCGGCTGAACGAAGCGCACTGGCCTAAAACATTTGGGCGCGGGTTGTTTGGTCTTGGCAAGACTGAGGCTGCAGCATGGGCAGATGCGGTGCGGACGATTGAGCTAAGAGAAGGCCGTCGATTGCCGGTGCCTAACGCTTAGGTAACAAGCCGCCGCGACCGGTGGCTATTTGACGAACGACGCTCATTGCGGCGGTCTTGTTGACCGTTGAGTTGGGCTGGTTTTTGGAGAAAGAAATGGATGTACTAGACAACCTAAAATCGCTTGAGCGGCAGAGTGAAGACAGAATTTGGCGCACAGCAAAGGCTGCTGGCGAGGAAATTAACCGCCTACGGAGCGGGGTGGCTGCGTACCTGAAAGCCAACGATACAGAGGGATTTGGATGCGCCTGCACACCGAAATTTAAATGCTACCCATGCCGGGAACACGATCGGCAAAAGCCGTTACGGGAACTGCTAACGCCCAACGCAGAGTTATGCGCCGACGGGTATTGGTGCGTGGCCTGCGGGCGATTCCTGCCCGCCGATGAGTGCGGAGTGATTGTGCATGACAACGTGCCGCACCCGGAAGACATGACCTTTGACGAAGAGGAAAGGCCGCAATGAGCGAGAACGGAATTACCCACTACTGCCTCGGCAACGGCGCGCCGAAGTGCGACGGCTGCAAGCAGGAGAAGAACTGGCAGACGTTGAACAAGATGCCCGACGCGCTGAGGAAATCGCTGCAAGCGCAGGCCCAGCGGATTGATGACACCGACTGCATCCTGTCCGGGCGACCGTGGTATGTGGGCGCATAACGCATCGCCCGGCATCCAACGCAGAAATCAGGGGCGGCGAAGCCGTCCCGCTGGATTGACGGGTTAGCCGACACCCGATGAACGCCGGCAACTGACGAGGATTTGACCATGAACGCAAGCCGCGAAATGCCGAAGTATGAATGCCACAAGAAGGTGTGGGCCTTGAAGATAGCCGGGATCGTTGGCGACCAGCATGGCGGGGTGTATTTCCAGCCGGCCGAAGAAGGCTATGACAAAGTGCCGATGTCGCCGGAATACGTGGCGAAGCACAAGCCCGAGGTCGGCGGTTACTACGTGGTCTATGAGGACGGCTACAAGTCGTTTTCACCGGCTGGCGCTTTCGAGAGCGGATACACGCCACTGTGACGGCTAACGCATCGCCCGGCATCCAAACCAAGCCCGCCTAGTGCGGGTTTTTTATTGCCGGCACTTAAAGGGGGGAAGGGTAGCTTAGAAGCTCCAATTTTTGCGAGCTAATAGCGTGTCCGATTCGCCCGAAAACGAGATTCGATCAAAAAGACCGGCCACGGAAGACCGGCGCCCCGTTGATTGGGAGCGGATTGAGTTTCAGTTCCGCGCAGGCGTTATGTCGCTTCGCGAAATTGCGTCGGCGCACGGCATCACAGAAGGGGCAATTCGGAAGCGCGCAAAGCGTGACGAGTGGTCGCGGGACGTTCAGAAGGTAAAAGCCCGCACTAGCGCGAAAGTTCCGCTTATTCAGCCCGACGAGCGCGACCGAAGCGGGTTTATCTACGTCATCTACATGGACACGCCCGAGAGGTATTGCAAAATCGGAATGACAGCGGATTTTGGTGGTCGGCTAAAGACGCATCAATGCTCATCCCCCTTTGAGTTGTTTGTGGCTTGTGGGTACTTCGTGCCGAACATGCGCACAGAGGAAGCTGCGCTCCACGCGGCTTTTGCTGACAAACGCGTTCGAGGGGAGTGGTTCCGGCTTAACGAAGAGGATTTGAAGCTGATATCCCTTCGATCCTTGTTGGTGCAGTGATGGCAGCCCCGAAAAAAGTTGATTACGAGCGCATCGAGCCAGAGTGGCGAGCGGGCGTAAAAAGCCCGGCGCAGCTTGCCGCTGAATACACCGAAGTCACTGGCGTCTCGGTTTCTCACGCAGCCATCATCAAGCACTTCAAGAAGATTGGCATTCCCCGCGACTTGGTTGCAAAGGTCAGGGCGAAGGCAGATTCCATGGTTATGGAGTCGATGGTTACGGGCAAGGTTTCATCTGAAACCATCAAGCGCGACGCTGACGTTATCGAAGCCAACGCGCAGGCCATTGCAAACGCGCTGCTATCCCATCGCAAGGACATTGCACGTAATCGAGGGTTGGCAAACAAGCTGCTGACCGAACTCGAAGCCCAGGTTGATAACCCAGAAGAATTCGAGAAGCTTGGCGAGCTGATGTATTCCCCCGACGACAAGGGGATGGACAAGCTTAACGACCTTTACAAAAAGGTCACGTCTCTTCCGTCGCGCATCGACAGCGCCAAGAAGTTGGGCGAGACGCTGAAAGTGCTGATTGCGCTGGAGCGCGAGGCTTATGGTGTTGATAAAGAGGTCAAGCAGGACACCGGATTGACGGGTGAGTCGGTTGCAACGCTGAAGAAGCTCAAGGCTGCGCTTGAAAATGCAGATTGATCCTTCCGAACGCAAGGCCCTGCTAGCAGCGATAGACAAAGAGCTTTCGCGCCGCCGCCTGGATTCATACGCACCCTACAAAAAGCAGCGCGATTTTCACGACGCAGGCGATACGCACCGCGAGCGTCTGTTCATGGCAGGCAACCAGCTCGGCAAAACCGTTGCGGGGGCCGCTGAAATGGCGATCCATCTGACGGGCAAATATCCCGATGACTGGAAGGGCCGCAGGTTCAGCAAGCCTATTGCCGCGTGGGCATCGGGCGTAACCGGCGAATCGGTGCGCGACACCACGCAAAGGCTTCTTGTTGGCCGTCCTGGCGAATACGGAACGGGGATGATCCCGGCGGATTGCATCGTCGGCGAGCCAAAGCGCGCAATGGGCGTTGCTGACCTGCTAGATAGCGTTTCGGTCAAGCACGCATCGGGTGGAAACAGTCGACTCTACTTCAAGCGGTACGAACAGGGCCGCGAGAAATGGCAGGGCGAAACCCTGGATGTAGTGTGGTTTGACGAAGAGCCGCCGCAGGACATTTACACAGAAGGTCTGACCCGCACGAACGCAACCGGCGGGATGGTCTATCTGACATTCACCCCGCTGATGGGTATGTCTGACGTGGTGATGCGCTTCATCAGCGAGCGCAGCCCTGACCGAATCGTTATCTCCATGACGATTGACGACGTGGAGCATTACACGCCCGAAGAGCGGGAGCGGATTGTATCCAGCTACCCCGCCCATGAGCGCGAGGCGCGATCCAAGGGTATTCCAACACTCGGCAGCGGGCGAATCTTCCCGATTGAAGAATCAACAATCAAGTGCGATCCGTTCCCCATTCCAAACCACTGGCCGCGAATCAACGGTATTGACTTCGGATGGGACCATCCGACCGCTGCCGTGCAATGCGCATGGGATCGCGACTCCGATTGCTGGTACGTCATCAAGGGACACAGAGCAAAAGAAACGACCCCGCTATTGCACTCTGCCGCGATTAAGGCGTGGGGTCCGTGGGTGCCTGTTTCGTGGCCGCACGATGGATTGCAACACGACAAAGGCAGCGGTGAGCAGCTTGCCAAGCAATACGCAAACCACGGCCTGCTAATGCTCCGTGATCGCGCCACGTTTGACGATGGATCAAACGGGGTGGAGGCGGGGCTAATGGACATGCTTGATCGCATGCAGACGGGTCGATTCAAGGTCTTTAGCAACATGGGCGAGTGGTTTGAAGAGTTCCGCATGTACCACCGCAAAGACGGAAAGGTCGTGAAGGAGCGTGACGACCTCCTTTCCGCGACGCGATACGCACTGATGATGAAGCGCAAAGCCGTGGTGAATACCCCGAAGAGAGCGGTTTTCCAGCAATACGACGGCCCTAGAGATATGGAGATTGGCCTGTGACTATCTACGAACAAGACAATCAGGCCGAAGAGCCCGGCGCACTTGACCGGACGCGCCGCGATGCTTTCCTGCTGTCCCTCATTGCCAAGCGCAAAGAAGCCATTGCTGGCCGTATTGCGTCGGGAATTGAAACCGAATGGCAGGAGGACGAAGAGCACTATCAGGGCATTGACGACGCGAATAGAGCCTATGCCGCGTCATCCACCAGCTACGCAAAGCGGTGGGCGACGACCGGGCGTGATGGATCGAGCACGCAGCCGGGGCGGTCTGTTGTCTTCTTGAACATCACTCGCCCGTATGTCGATGCGGCTTCGTCCCGCGTGTCGGACATGCTGCTACCGACTGACGACCGCTGCTGGTTGATGAAGCAGACACCCATTCCGCGCCTCTCTGCGATGCAGATTGAGAGCTTTGGCGGGGAAGAGGCGATTGAAGCCGCTGTCGAGCAGGCCAAGCAGTCGGCCAAGCTGATGCAGGACGAGATTGACGACTGCCTGAAGGAGAGCAATTTTCACGGCGAAATGCGTCACATGATTGAGGACTGCGCGCGCATTGGCTCTGGCGTGGTCAAAGGCCCGTTTCCCATTAAGCGCACCGCTAAGGTATTCCGGGACATGGGCGGCGTGAAAGAGTTTGTGACCCTGAGCGAGATTAAGCCGGGGTCAAAGCGTATTGACCCGTGGAATTTCTTCCCCGACCCCGCGTGTGGCGAGTCTATTCACAACGGCTCCTACACGTGGGAGCGTGAGTATCTGTCGAGCAGGCAGATTCGCGAAATGATCGACATGCCGGGCTATGACGCGCAGGAAATCATCTACGCGCTCAAAGAGGGGCCGAAAGTCTCGCAGTCTCGCCAAGCATCGGACGGCAGCCAGCAAAAGGCAGAAGAGCAATTCGAGCTGTGGATTTTTTACGGCCAGTGTGACGCTGACGATTTGCAGGCAGTGGGCGTCGAAACGGAAGACGAATCGCCGAAGGCGTCAGCAATGGCCGTCATGCTTAATGACAGGCTGGTGAAGGTGACGCTGAACGTTATGGACTCGGGCGACTTTCCTTATGACGTTCTCGCATGGCAGCGCCGCCCTAGCATGCCGTGGGGAATGGGCGTGTCGCGTCAAGTCCGCACCCCGCAGCGCATGCTAAACGGTGCGTGCCGGGCAATGATGGACAACTCCGGCCTGGCCTCGTCTCCGCAAATCGTAATTGGCAACGGGATTACTCCTGCTGATGGCAATTACAACCTGCGAGGCGGGAAAACATGGATGGCCGAAGCTGACGTGGTGGATGTGCGGCAGGCGTTCTTTGCGTTCGTGCCTCCGTCCGTGCAGGCGGAATTGATGAACATCATCCAGTTTGCGCAGAATATCGCCGAGGACGTGACAGGCCTTCCGGCAATGCTCCAGGGTATTCGCGGCGACGCCCCGGACACGCTGGGCGGTATGCAGATGCAAAACAACAACGCGACTTCTGTTCTCCGTCGCCTTGCGAAGCGCTTTGACGACTACATCACCTGCCCGCACATCCAACGCTATTACGACTGGATGATGCAGCACTCCGAACGCGACGATATCAAGGGTGATTTCCAGATCGAGGTTCGTGCGTCGAGTGCGCTTGTCGAGCGTGACGCGCAGCAGCAGTTCTTGATGACGCTATTGCAGGTTGCAGTCAATCCGGCTTACGAACTGGACCCGGCCAAACTGGCGACGGAATTGCTCAAGGGTCAGCGGCTTGATCCTAAGTCTATTCAATATTCGCCCGACAAATTGGCGCAGATGCAGAACCAATCCAACCCGGTCGAGCAGGCCAAGGCTGAATTGATCGCTGCGCAGACCCGCAAGACGGATGCAGAGGCGGTGAATAAGTCCGTCGAGGGCATGTATTCCGCAACTCAAGCCGGCAGCCAGATCGCAATGAGCCCGGCTGTCGCTCCCTTGGCCGACAAATTGCTGCGCTCTGCGGGATTCCAGGACAAGGACGCAGCCCCGATTGTCCCGGAGATTGCCGCGCCAATGGAGGGCATCGCCCCGCCCGAGCAAAACACCAACCCGCTCTATCCGGCAAACCCGAACGTCGGAATGAATCTAGGAATCGAGGGTGGCAATGAAGCCCGAGATTGATTTCGCTTCCGCCACGTGGCGGGCACTCGTTGAGATTGTCGAGTCTCGCATTGACGAATTGCGCAGAAAGAACGACGGCGATTTGTCAATAGAGCGCACCTCGCACTTACGGGGGGGAATAGCAGAATTGAAGCAATTGCTGGCGATTGCAAAAAAATCCCCGGCAACAGCGACGGACGAGGATTAATTCCCCCTTCGTCAATGACCTGCATAGCAGGGTATTGCTTGGAGTGTGCATTACATGAGCGAAACGCAACAGACCGAGCAACAGGCCGAAGCTGAATTCGTCGCAGGGTTCAATTCCCTGCGCACTTCCGACGACTACACGCCGCCCGAAGTGAAGAGGGATGAAGTCGAGCCGGCGCCGGAGCCTGAAGCAAAGCCGGACGTGCTGCCGGAGGACAAGGGCGAAGAGCCTTTGTTTGCCGGATTTACCGAATCTCAATTGAAGAACCTGCTCGAAAAGGCCACTCGGGTTGAGTCTCTGGAGAAAGAGCTTCGCAAGACGCACGGAAAAATTGGAGAACTGAACGGAACTCTGCAAGAGATTCGCGGCAAAAAGGAAACGCCGACGCACGAAGCGCCCGCAATCCAGAAGACCGACGAAGACCTGACCGATTGGGAGCGGGAATACCCCGAACTCGCGGCCATTGCTGAAAAGCGCGCAGAGCGAATTGTCGAGGAACGCATCAAGGCAATTCCGCAAGTCCAGCAGATTAGCCAAGAGGATATTTCCGCATCCGTCCAGCGTGAAACGCAACTGGCGCTCATGAGCCAGCAGCACAGCGATTGGCAGGACGTTGTGACTTCACAGGATTTCAGCCTGTGGATCGCGACGCAGCCGGAAGACGTGCAGCAAGCCTATTCAACAACTGATCGCGCGCAGGTTCTTGGCGGTGTCATTTCCGGTTTCAAAGACTGGAAGAAGAGCACCCAAGACCGCAGCGCAAAGAACAAGCAGCGGCTGGAGCAGGCGCTTACGCCTGGCGGTGGAAGCAAAGTCACTACCGCCCACTCCGCCGAAGATGAATTTGTCGCGGGTTTCTATTCAGCTCGCGGTCGATAAGGAGTAACCAAAATGTCCGTTTATAGCTATGGCAACCCCGCCGGCCGGATCAATAAGCTCAAGGGTGAGATTCTCAGTCACTCGATCCCCGTCGAAACGCTGGGCATCACCGGCATGCAGCGCCAGATTCCGGCCAACAAGGGCAAGACCGTTGTTTATCGTCGGTATCTGCCCTACGGCGGTTCGCTGACCAACTTCAACACCATCAACCGCTGGAGCGTCGATTCCGCCGCGCACGTCCTGGCCGAAGGCGTCACCCCGACTGCCGACTCGCTGACCCCGCAGGACATCACCGTCACGCTCAACCAGTACGGCTGCCTGTACCAAGTGACCGACCAGACCGTTGATACCTACGAGGACGACGTTCCGGCGGAAATGAAGAAGCAGTGCGGCGAGCGTGTCGGCCTGATTCGCGAAATGGTGCGCTACGGCGTCATCAAGTCCGGCGCCAACGCCTACTACTCCGGCGGTTCTTCGCGTGCGACGGTTGCGGCCAAACTGACCCTGACCATGCTTCGCAAGGCCAGCCGGAACATTCAGGCCAACCACGCCAAGCGCATCACCTCGATCCTTGCCCCGACCCCGAACGTCAGCAGCAAGTATGTCGAAGCCGCCTATCTGGTGTTCTGCCACACCGACGTTGAACAGGACGTTCGCGACATCGCCGGCTTCACTACGGTTGCGGCTTACGGCTCCCGCAAGCCGATGCACGACCAGGAAATTGGCAGCGTCGAAAACTTCCGCTTCATCACCTCGCCCGAACTCAATCCCTACATCAACGCCGGCGTAGCGGTGGGCGCCACCGGCCTGTATTCGACCGGCGGCTCGAACGTCGATGTGTATCCCGTGATCGTGTGCGGCGAAGACGCATGGGGCCAAGTGGCGCTGCGCGGCGGCGACTCGCTCGATCCGACGTGGATTCCGCCCGGCGAGAAAACCAAGTCCGACCCGCTGGGGCAGCGTGGTTTTGTTGGCGCCAAGTTCTATATGAACTGCACGGTGCTGAATGACGGATGGATGGCGATCATCGAAGCCGGCATCACCGCCCTGTAAGTGACCTAATCGGGCGGCTTAGGTCGCCCGGACTTCCAAGATTGGAGAAGCATTATGGCTGACAACATCGCGGGCCAAACCAGCGCCAGCAGCAACGACCAACTGACCAACGGCACCACGCAAGGTTCTGTCGTCTATGACGCCACGACCATCGTCGCCGCCGATTCGACGCGCGTTTTCACTGGCTTCCGGCCGCGATACGTGCGATGGGAAAACGCCACCGACCGCATCTGCGTTGAATGGTTTGAAGGCATGGCAGCGAACACCAGCATCAAGACCGCTGCCGCCGGCACTCGCACGCTCGAAACCACGAACGGCGGCATCACTGTCGATTCGCAGGGCTTCCGTGTGCTGCAAAACGCCACGCTGGGCGCAATCGCTGCAAGCAAAACCTGCTACTGGTTCGCCCGGTAATTAACAACGGGGCTGCCTTTGTGGTGGCCCCGCACAAAGGATAAACAGCATGGCACGTCCGCGCCTCGATACCACGAACGAATACTTGGGTAAGGCCGATGAATTTTCGATCAACGACATCGGCAACGGCCCGCCCGACATTGAAGTCATTGATCGTGTTTTGCCCGACGATTACGCCGAAATCGAGAAGTTCATGCAGGAACCCGTGACGATCATGATCCATGAATCGACGGACCCGAACGACGTTGATCTGGTCGAAGTCGGCGTGAATGGTCGGCATCAGTTCTTCATGCGCGGCAACCCGCAAACCGTGCGCCGCTGCTACGTCGAGCGACTGGCACGGATGAAGAAAACCAGCTTCTCGCAAAACCTTGACGAGCGTCTTGGCGAGCACATGAACACAATGCGCCCGCACCACGCGCTGCGCTTTCCGTTCTCCGTGATCGAAGACAAGAACCCGAAGGGCTCGCCCTGGCTGCGTAACCTGCTGGCCGAGCGGGTGTAACCATGACGCTTGCGGAATTGCGGGCACTTTTTCGGGAAGAGGCGGGCGACACGGCAGAGCCGTTTCTGTGGCCGAACTTGATCCTGAATCTCTACGCTAACGAGGCTCAAACCGAAGCCTGCCGGCGTGGGCACCTGCTGCGCGATTCTGTGACGACTGCAATCTGTCAGCTTGCGGTGACTGCGGGCGATCCCATCGTAGAACTTGACCCGCGCATTCTGGACATTCAGCGGATGCGCCTCGCCAGCCAGTTCATCCAGCTTCGCGGAATCTCCGTGCAGGAAATGGACGATTCGATTCCCGGATGGGAAAACCAGACCGGGCTTCCGTGGCGAGGCGTGACGGATTACCAGTCCAACGCAATCCGGCTGTGGCCGTCACCGGCTGCGAATGACGTGCTGAAGCTGTCAGTCATTCGCCTGCCGCTTGTAGATATGGTGGCCGACACCGACGAGCCGGAAATTCGCAAAGAGTATCACCCTCAGTTAGTGCAGTGGATGCTTCACCGGGCCTACGCAAAGCAGGATTCGGAAGTGTTCGACGCGAACAAATCTCAAACCGCACTGGCGAACTTTGAAAAAGAGTTCGGCTCTCGGTCCAGCGCACGCAATGCAGCGTGGCGGGCTGAAAGACAGCTCCAGTTTGCCCCGCCGATTGCATAGGAAAGATCATGGATAAATTGGGACGGCTGGAAGTCGAACAGCTCAAAGTTACGAGCACCACCCCGCCGGCAGACAGCGGGTTTTACAAGATTGATGAAACCACGATGGGCGTGGTGGGTGATCTGAAGTTCCGGCACCCGAAGACCGGGGCCATGTCGTCGGCGCTGACGGTTACAACCACCTCGGCCCAGGGGGTTGTAAAAGTCGTATCAGGCGATCAGGAGTTGTTTAGCATTAATGAGTCCGGCGTCATCCCCACATCCAACCGCATCGGCACCCCCGGCGCCCAAGGCTTCGGAGTGGGCGTGTGCCCGGTGCCGCCCACAGGTTACGCCGCAATGCCCGGCACCACCGACACATCCAGCGACAACTACGGCAACTACCAGTACAGCGATGGCTCTGTGATGGTCTGGGTGCCACGCTTTTATTACCGCATCGGCAGCCCGGCCAGCCCGCTTTACGCAACTTACGGAGTCAACGCAATCGACATCGCGGGGGACTCTGTTTTTAACAGCGAGGCCGACGCCAACTCGGCCGGCTACGCCCTGCACCGTGCCTTCTTTGACGGCGGCCCTCAGCTGGGGTTTTTTGTGGACAAGTATCAATGCAGCAACAACAGCGGCATTGCATCTTCGATCCGCTATGGTGCGCCGCTCTCTACGGCTGCCGCGCACAACCCGATCTCTGCGCTTGACGGTGCGCCGTCGCTGACCTACGCCGGCCCGATTGCTGCGGCAAAGACCCGAGGCGGCGCGTTTCACCCGGCCTCTATCTTCATCTACGGCGCGCTGGCCATGCTCTCGATGGCGCACGGCCAGGCAGCTACGGCAAGCACCTGGTGCGCGTGGTACGACGCTACCGGCGTGAGCAACTTTCCCAAGGGCAACAACAACAACGCCCTGCGGGATGTTAATGACACATCCGTGCTGTACGTCTCAGACGGCTACAGCAACTGCGGGCAAACCGGTAGCGGCGCACCATTCGCAAAAACCACCCACAACGGCCAAGCATGCGGCGTTGCTGATCTGAACGGAAATATGTACGAAGTGGCGCTGGGTGTGCAGTGCGTGGCCACGAGCAAGGCCATCACGGCAATCACGCAAGCCAACCCCGCTGTAGTGACATCTGTTGCGCATGGCTTCGCCACGGGAGACACGATCCTGATCGCTAGCGTCGCAGGCATGACGGCGCTCAATGATCGGCTCTACACCATCACGGTGCTCACGGCCGATACGTTCTCGCTCAACGGTGTCGATTCCACCGCACTGCCTGCCTATACGAGCAGCGGCCTGGCGGTGCGCGGCGCCTTCTATGCCGCGAAAACCGCAACTAGGATGCGCGACTTTACGGCCGGCAACACGCTGGCTAGCGACCACTGGGGCGCTGTCGGCGCTGCCGCGAGTTTCCAAGCGATCACTCCGCCATTCCGCACTGACTATCCCAATAATGGCGTTGCCCAGCGTTTCGGTAACGCTGGAGCGCAGGTGCTGTCGAGCGCTACCTCCGGCAATGACTGGATACTGGCTGGCGCCGGGCAGCCTCAGCCGTCGGGCGTCAGTGCGGCGGGCAGCAACGCCTTTGGCGCGGACTACTACTACCAGTACGTGCGCAACGAGCTGTGCCTGGTTGCCGGCGGCAGCTGGTGGGTTGGGTCGCTTGCCGGCGTCTGGGCCGTCAATTGGTTCCGCGCGCGGACGAGCTCGAGCGACGATGTGGGCTTCCGTGCCGCCTCGTATCTCTAATAAGGATTTAAACATGCCAAAAATTATCAGTTATCAAAAAACCTCCGACGCCTACACGACTTATGAGCTGCGCATGCCTGATGCGCAAGGCGCCGAAGGTGAAATCTATTGCGCAGAGCTCGGGACCGTAGGCGGCCTGACCTACGTCTCGGTGCCCGGCGGCGTCACGCTGCCCGAGCAGCTTCCACAAGTCGCCGCTACGCTGCAAACCGTCACGCCCACTGCCGAGCTGCTCGCCCAGCTCAAGGCTATAAGCCCTCACTGCGTGCTGATCTCTGAGCGCATGGTGCAGAAGATCCGCGCTCGCTACTCGATCGACGATGAGATGTTCTTCGCCCGCATTGGTGTCGGGGCGGCGGCTGGAATGTACCAGCCCACGCCCGGCGAGCTGGCAGAAATGCAGGCCTTCGGCGAGTTTGTCGAAGCAGTGCGGCAATGGGGGCGGGCTGAGCGGGCGAAACTCGGGCTGTAAATCTAACCCCCGTTGGTGCGCGGGGATTGCACCGCCAGATCAATTTCGCGACATCACGAAAATGATCTAAAAACTGACTCGGCAGGTTCCGAGAGCTGAGTTCATCGGCATTATCCCCGGCCCAGTGTCGGGGCTTTTCTTTTGGGCTACTTAAAGGGGAGCCGCCGATACTCACGCAACAAGGAGTTATTCGCGTGAGCAAAGCCCAATTACCCAAGACGCAAAGGTTCGCTGCCGGGATGAATACGCTGGCGCCGAACTACGCCATGCCGGAAGGTTCGGTGCGTGACGCCACGAATATGGACGTGACGAACGAGGGCGTGTTGCGGACGCGCGACGGCTATTCGGCAGCGGCTCGCGTGGCGGGCGTTCGGTGTCACAGCCTATACGCGGACGTGGGCATGATGCTGCACGCTGACGGCAACAGCCTCAAGCGCACTATCGGGCCGATCACGGAAACGGTATCGACCGGATTGCAGCCCGCGTCACCTGTTTGTTATGCGACGCTGCCGACGAACGAGATTGTTTGGTCGGACGGGTTTTCGGTCGGCAAGGTTTCAGCGTCGGGCAATAGCGTTCCGCTTGGGCTGGCCGCGCCGAGTTCTCCCGTTCTTTCGGCTGTTGCCAATGGGCTGCTGAAAGCCGGTACGTATCAATTTGCGGTGACGTGGGCGAAGGCAACGGGCGAGGAATCTACGCCGAGCCTTCCCATTTCGATCAAGGTTATTGAAGGTGCGGGGGTTGTGCTTTCCGGCCTGCCTACTTCTGCACCCTCTGGCGTCGTCGCTATTCAGATTTACGCCAGCCACGCGGATGAAGGCGTGTTGTTCTTGGCGACTTCGGTGATGGTCGGGACTTCTACTGCCCGAATTGACGCGCCGCCTTCTGGCCGTCCGCTGGAGACGCTCTTTGAATCGCCGTTCCCTGCATGCACGTCGCTGGCTTTTGCCGCTGGCCGATTGCTTGGGTTTCGCGGCAATGCGCTGTATTGGTCTGAGCCGTTTCGCTTTGGCGTGACGCGACCCGCAAAAAACTTCATCCAGTTTTCACAGCCCGGCTCTTTGATCGCCCCCGCTCAGGACGGCGTTTATGTGGGCACGCTTGGGGCAAATAGCGATGGCGAAGTCGGGTTTCTCTCGGGCTTCGACTTTGGCAATCAGCCCTATCGCATGGTGACGCCCTATCCGGCCTATCCCGGCACGCTGGCCAATTTTCCGCACACCACGCAAATGGTATGGGCGGGCCCTGAAGGGTTTGTCGTGGCGGACAACGGCGGGCAGGTGACGAATATTTCCTTCGACAAGGTTGCATTCCCCGCTGCATTGCGCGGCGGGTCGATGGTGCGCGAGGAAAACGGCATCCGGAAAATTGTGACCGGACTCGCCGTTAATGGCGTCGCCAACGGAATGACGGCTGCCGACTATTTCGACGCAGAGATTATCAAAGGTGCAAGCAATGGATAACGAACCGCAAGGTATTTGCGAGACGGTGCCGCGTCCGCAGGTTGTATTTCACGTGCAACACATCCGCAACGGCAAAGTGATTGACGAATTCGATGTTGATGCAACGACTCAAGTAGAGGTGCCCAATGGCTGTGACGAATGAAGGCATTAACCACGCTTTGAATGTGGAGTTCAAGGGGGCGACGCAGGTCACCTCTTGGTACATGAACCTTTTTACCAACAATTACAATCCGGTCGTCGGTGACACGGCCGCGTCTTTCCCGGCCACGGCAGGGGAGGCGACCATGCAGATTAGCGAGGGCACCCGGCAGGCATTCAACCCCGCCACGAGCACGGCGCAATCCCTGACCAATACCGCAAGCAAGGCGACCTTTACCGCTGCGACGGCCTTTACTGCCTACGGTGCTGGGGTCTATTCGTCTGCCGTGAAGGGTGGCACCTCTGGCGTGCTGTTCTGCGCCTCGAAGTTCCCGACTGCAAAACCCCTTGAGGCCGGCGACCAGCTTCTCGTTACCGCCACGATCAACGGCGCGTCTGCCTGATGAAAGACGGAATCCGACTCATCTGCCGTGGTAAAGCCACGCACGCGTCCCGGTTGGTGCCGATTGGCATCGACATGGTGGATCGGATGCGCGAAGTAGATGAGTACGGATTCCAGCAATTCCAGGTTAGCGATACCGAGCGCGTCGAGGCCAAACTTAGCGGCGGTCACGCCGTTATCACGATCTGGAGCGACGGCGAAGAGGAAGGCGAACAGTGCCCGGAGTATATGTCCGGGATGACGCAATACAACGTCAATGCTGTGCGCTACAACTCGCAGACCGGCGAGCAATATAACGGGATGTGGGGCTTCTCTCCGTCGTCTGCCTACGCTGCCAACAACAAGCTGCCGAAGGGCTGGCAGATGGGCAAATACGGTCGCGTCCCGGCGTCCGCTATCAGCGAGGCCCCGCAGTTCGACCCCAACGCAGGAACTTCCGTCCCTTCCCCTTGGCAGGCTACGGGCTGGACACAGGGTGCCTTGCTGAAGCCCGGCCTGTACTCCGGGCGAATGCGGCAGGTGGTGCAGATTCTTCTCGGCGGCAGCTTCTCGATTGGCTACAGGTACGATTTCTACTGTACGCATGGCGTTTATCGTGCCGTCAATGCAGAGGGCAAGCCTGCCGACCTGCTAATCGAAATCAGCCAGCAAAACGGCGTGATGGCGATGGGAATGCCGGCCTGCACGAAGTCCGTTCCCAAGGCCAATACGCTGGGCTACGTGCCTCTCGGCGGGTCGTTCCCGAGCGGCGCGGCATTGCAAAAGGCGATCAAGGCCGGCACGGTAAAGGTGCTTCTGCCGCCCGAAGCATTGCAGCCCGTCTATTCCCGCACGCCGTTCTCTGGGTTGTTCGGATGGGCCTTTGACTACGAAGGGAAGCGCGCGTCCATCGTGGTTTATGACAGCTCCGGGCAGTACATCAAGACCTACCTTTACACCCTGTCAATCAGCCCGAGCGGCGCGTCTTTGGCGCTTAACGAGTCCGGCAACGTGGTGGGTGCTGGCTATGGCCCTAACGGCTATTCGGTGGGCGCGTTCAAAGTGCCGCGTATTAATGGAGGCGCTGCCGAGCCTGTTGGACTAGGCCCCAACTACGGCACGTACTCGCCCTCCGGATGCTTGGCCCCTTTGCACGTCTGGTATGAGCAGAGTGGAGAAAGAAAGGTTGTTTGGTACGAGAACGGTCCAAAGAGTTACGGCGGGCGCCCGCCTGACGAGCGCCGTATAAACAACAGGCCAGTCGGAGAGCCAAAGCCCGCAGATTACGTGTGGATGTCCAAAGAAGAAAATCTGAACATTCAGTTCATTGAATACCCTGATGGGTTGAATGGTGAAAACTGGAGTCAGACAAATCAACGTGTCTATATCCAAGGTCATAGGCCAAGTGATGATATTTCGGCTCCATCTAGGTATGAGTATCTTGCGTCTGCTACGACAGGATATGTTAGTCAATTAGCTCCTTTTGGTTCTAGGCCGTGGGACGATGGGACGCAAATAAGCACGCTAAAGCTTGTCCGTCTATGGACTAGCCGTATTGATGGATACGCCAAAACCTACCGATCATCCGTGGTTATTCCGTCGTTTGAACGAGAAGGCGCAATTTCTTGCATAGAATCAAGATGGAATTACCAATCAAAAGCAAGCGGGCACGTAACATATATTGTCACTGGAAAGACATACACCTATACGGGCGACCCTCCCGTTGGCGGGTGGTGGGACAATATTGATTCTGACTCGCTGCCAAACAGCGGATCAGAGACATGCACTAACCCGGAAGAAGATTCATGGGGGGTGCCACAGTACCCCCTCAACGACGAATCCTATGAATCAAACGGCGGAATGCTTGGGGCGTGGGTGAAGGAAAGTTTTGGCGGGTTTGGTAGTGGGTATGGATCATCAAGCCTTCCTGTTAGTTTTTCTTGGCGCGACGGGTGGCCTCCAAGAGACTCTGATAGGGTAGTTGCGCAATTCTTGCCTCTTTCTCTTTCATCAACAATCTTTGGTAAATACAGCGGAACGTCCAGGAAGTTTCTTGTTTGCGCTGGTGGTGTAATCCCGCTTCAAACGGATTCTGGTGAGAACTATTTTGACGCCGACTCCGAGCGATCTTCAGACTATTTGTTTTTTCACGTTGAAGGATGGCCGGTCTATTTGCTTATCCAGTCATGGGACGGCAAGCTAAGGTTTTCTCCATCAAAGCTCAACGAAACAGATTTTGATAACTCAAAGTTTGGCGAATACACTCCACACGCAAATCAGCGTGAATTCTCCATCAATTTTGTTGGCGATGCTTAAAAATGGCTGATGCTTATTCTGCTAATGTGGTGGCGTGCGTGCGGTTCGGGTCGCCCGGCGCGGTTACCACTATCGGCGACAAAACAGGCGCCTTCGACTGGACGGGCGCAGGAAACGCCGCGCAGGTAGCCGAAGGCGACGCGCTGACGGGCTTTTACCTTAGTCTTGATGGTACGGGTGACTATCTATCCACTCCGGGCCGGCCTAGCTTCCGGCTTGGCTCCGGTGCTTTTGTGATTGACTTCGGCATCAAGACGACGGCTGCCGGTGATGTGATCCTCGATTACAGGGGCAGCACGACGGGCTATCGTGTTGATATGGCCTATCCCGCAGGGTCTATCCGATTCCTTGCGGGGCCGTCAACCATCGTCAAGGTTGGCACTGCATCCATTGCCGACGGAGCAAGAAAACACGTTGCCATTGTTCGCAGCTCTGACAAGACCTTGCGGATTTTCATTAACGGCGTACTTGACGCGAGCACGACGGACACTACCAATTACAGCGCTGATGTGGACGTAATGGCGATTGGCGCCCAGGTTTCCGACCGCGACGGAACGTACGACCTGACCGGGAAAATCGATTTTCTCCGCATCACCGTCGGCACCGATCGCGGATGGACGAGCGCATTCACCCCGCCAACCCTTGCTGACATTGGTTTTCAGTACAGCGCGGAATCCACCGCCGCCCTGTCCGCGTCCGACTCGGCGCAGCCGTATGCGCGTTGGAACGTGAATACGCTGGATCAGGTGAATACGTCCGGCGCCATCAATGCCGCGTATCACTACACGATGACGGAATCCGTAGCGGTTTCGTCGGCCGCATCCTCCACCCGGCTTGCACAGGCGACGACGAGCCAGGGGATTATGGTGGCCGATAGCTTCGCATCCAAAGGCTACCTTTCCGGCAGCATCACAAACGATATTGCGGTGAGCGATACGGCGAAAGGAAACCTGAAGGCCAACGCGGCGATTGCTGAAACCGTTGCGCTCAATGTCGCAGAGCTGCTATCCGGTTCGCTGGACGACCTGATTACAACGTGGGTCGCCAACCTTGCGACCTCTGCCCACTCTCGCTATTCGCAGTACGGTTTCAACTCGTTCGCCATGTTCGGCGGCAAGCATTACGGCTGCAAGTCTGATGGGATTTACGAGCTTGGCGGCGCTCTGGACGGAGTGAGCCCGGTCAAATGGACGGTGACGTTTGCCGAACAGGACTTTGGCGCATCGAACATGAAGCGGTTTGAATCGGTCTATGTTGGCGTCAAGGCGACCGGACAACTTGTGCTGAAGGTGATTAACGGTGACGGCACGGCCTACCACTACAACGTAATCCCTTCCGGCAACGAGGGCAGAACGTCCCGCGCTTTGGTAGGTCGTGGATTGTCTGGCCGTTACTGGCTGCTGGAGTTGGCATCCGACACCGAGCGGGCAGAGTTGGATTCGATTGATTTCGCGTTCGCGGTTATGTCGCGTCGCATCTAAGGAAACATCATGGCTACCAACCAGACCGGCCCCGTCATTGACCGCGTTATCTCCCGCGCGGATGGGCTCGCGCAGCTTCACATCAACTATGCGCGAAATGCCAACGCGGATCTGAACTCGATCATGTCGAGTTTGGCGAACAGCACGCGAATCACAATCCCCAAGATTAACGCGCTGGACGGCCCGGAAGACCCGAACGAAACCTACTTCAAGCCGGACACGGACCTGTCTCAACTGTTCGCAACGGACTACCTAGGCACGTATGGCGAGTTGAAAAGATGGTACGGCGAACTGGTTGCCAACGCGCAGCAGCTTTTCTTTCCGAACATCGAAGACACGCTTGGCCCTGAAACTGACGCATGGCTACTTAAGGCGATCAAGGGCGAGGCGATTAAGCTTGATGAAGACGCGGAGTTGAACCGTGGTCGATCCCGCGCGTGGGCTGAAGCCGACCGGGCCAAGAAGCAAGCCGCCGGGGGTGTTGCCGCGCTGGGCTATTCGCTGCCAAGCGGGGCGCTGTTTGCTGCGGTCAATGAAGCCAACTACGCCGCGACCAACACAGTCTATGAGCTGAACCGGGACATTACGATTGAGGCGCAAAAGGTGCGCATCCAGATTGTTCAGGCTGCCGTTGCGCAGGTTAACCAAATGCGGCAGACGGCAATATCCGGCCTGACTTCGTACCTGAATGCGTTCTCTTCCCTTCCTGGCACGGCGGTTCAATACGCCGCACAAAAGGCCGACGCCAAGAAATCCCTGTGGGAATCCGGCGCGCGCTACTACGCATCCAAGGTGCAGTTCCAGCAGATTGTTGCCGACGTGGGCAAGGCCAATCTAGGCAAGGACGTTTCCCTTGCGCAGCTTGATGTCTCGATGCAGGACAAGATCATCGAACGTGATCTGAAGTCATTGCAGACTGC